TCCACTGCATATGCAGTGCAGCTTGACCCCGTCGATGTCACACAAGGCGACATCGAAACTCCCTAACACGAAGCCTAGAGGGCCTAGGTCTTTCCAACTTTTTTCCTTTAGTCTCACCTTATTTTCTCCTTTTTTTGTTCCATCTATTGCCTATACTACATAAGCACGTATACACGGCAAGATTTTTTTTTATTTTTTTTGCTCATTTATTATCGTCGCATATCATGCCAACAACATAAGCAAACAACGTGCCAAACATAAGCACAATCGGCCCTACCACAACATGCAGTATGATTATCCCAAAACAACCCATACAACACAACATACAGTCCAACCCAGACAAGCCAAACACGCCGCAATTTCGCAAAAACAAGAATTTCGCAAAAACAAGAATGAGAATTTCCCAAAAATGAGATAAATCAGGCAGCCGTTAACCGCCATACAAACCATCCACACCATCCACACATAAAAAATAATTGCTGTTAGATGTATATAACAACCACTACCAGCAAAATCCATATGTAAAAAATAATTGCTGTTGCAACCCCCGCCCTGCCCGGAGAGCAGGCAGTATCCTATATTGCACGCGTACTATAAGGTATAATGCCGCAAGCCGCCGCAACCATGCCAGCAGGATCCCTCGCTTGCCGTCTGGGCGCCAGCGCGCGTCAAGGCTGTAAGCATACCTGTTTGCTATCAAGCGCGCTCCTGCGGCCCCTCAGGGCCCGTGAACGGCTATATGATCACCCCGTACCCCGGCGTTTTACAGGGGGGGGGGGGTCTAAGGGGGGGTGCCGTCGGGGTTTGTTTGCTGGCGGGATGGGGGGTTACAACCCCCATACAAAAACTGAAAATTCGGAAAAGGCGACAAATGTCACTATTTGGGAGGCAAAAAGGCGACAAATGTCGCTTTGGAATACGACAAATGTCGTCGAATTTGAAAAAAGAGAAGTAAAATTTTATTGAAAAGGCGACAAATGTCGTCTATGGTGCACGATATGAAACAGAGATACAGCAGTTTAGAGATAGCGAAAGCGGCCTATTGCCGGGAATCGACAGTAAAAAAGGCAATAGAGAGGGGGCTTAGTGACGATCTTGAGGAACTAATGGGATGGATATTCATACAGCGGATAAAACAGGATGGGATAAACGGGCTTGAGAGACTCATTGGAAGAGGGGCGATAAAAAGCGGAACTGAGTTAGCGGAAGAAAAAGAAGAATGTGGGTATGACTATGAATAGACATGTGGAAAGAGGAATGAAATGCTGGGAAAAAGAGGATCGATGCGGTGATTGTCCTGCAGACCATCCTGAAAACAAATGCAGTGAGTACAAAAAGGGAGAAAAAAATGAGACTCAAGGAAAACAGGAGCAGGAAATTGCTTGACCTTATGAAAAATTTATCATAAATGAGAACTTGTCAGAAGGCTTACCGGTACTTTCATCACCGGCCTTTTGGGGTGAGTCCGGCATCCTTAAAGCCTTTACCCGGACAACTTATTTTTGATTGTGATTAAGAATACGGTATAAAATCTAGACAGGGCGGTATAGTGAATCAGCAGAGCATATATGCTACGATAAAGAATAATACAGACATAGGAAACTCAGAGGCGAATACGCTTGCCAGGGTAATCTGGAGCGATGTAGTAAAATACGGAAAATTCTGGGAAAAAGAAGGAATCAGCGCAGAGCGTAAGAAATGGGAAAAGAAAAACCTTGTTGAAAGCAGAGGCAGGCTTCTCACGAACGAAGAACGATCAGAAGAGCTGACAAGATTTCTTGATGGAAAGCTTATGGACGGATCACTTACGGCTGCTGAGCTTGCGCAGTTCAAAGACATCTATGGCCTGAAGGCTGCGGACAGGGATATAAGCATAGAACTGATAGACTTCAAGGATGCTCTTCCGAAAAGCTACGATCTTCTGAAGCTGGCAAAAAAAATGATTGATCTGGAGATTAAGGAAGCGAATGAAGATTCCTGTAATCACTCCTAGGCCGTACCAGCTTCCTTTCTGGAATGCAATGGACAGCGGGGCGAAACACGCAATTCTTAGCAATCATCGTCGAGGAGGAAAAGATGTAACCTGTTTCAGCTATACGGTCAGAGAGGCTTTAAAAGTTGTTGGAACATATTACTATTGCTTCCCGACGCTTGAGCTTGGTAAAGAAATTCTATGGGATAACATAACGACGATTGACGGTAAAAGCGGATATATGGTTGATCTTCTATGCCCGCCTGAATACGTCGTAAGGAAGCATAATCAGGATCATTATGTTCAGCTTATCAACGGATCAATAATCAGAATGAAAGGAACAGACGGGGGAAAAGTATTCGGGAACGACGGACGGGGATTTATTTTTACTGAGTGGCAGTCGCACAAGCCTGAGATTTACGACTTTATCAGGCCGATTCTGAGACAGAATGATGGATGGAGCATATTCAACGGAACCATGCGTGGCATGGATAACCATCTGTACAAAGATATCCAGAGAAATAAACATGTACCGGGATGGTATACGGAGTGGCTTACACCGGAAGATACAAAAGCGTACTACTGGATAACGCCGGAAAGCTATCCTGAAGAATATAAAATCTGCATAAATCCTGAGCTTGAAGGAAAAATTGATCCGATTACCGGGAAACTATTCAGGAACATTCAATGGGAAGTTGATTCCGGGATGAGCTATTCGCTGGCAAGGCAGGAATATCTTAATGAAGCGGTCAGTCATGTTGAGGGAAGTTACTACAGCTTTGAACTTAGCGAAATGAAGATCAAGGGGCGTACGAAAGCAAAATGGAATCCTGAGAAACCTGTTTATACATTCTGGGATTTAGGCGGAGTACGGCTTGACAGCGATAAAACAACAATTACTTTTGCGCAGATGGACAGCTGTGACAGCAATGTGTTTATTATCGATTATTATGAAAATACCGGAAAACTTCGCGGGCATTACATAGATTACCTGTCAACAAAACCGTACCGGTACGGGGGACACTTCATCCCGCATGACGGGAAACGATCAAATACGTGGACCGGAGAAGGAATGGCAGAGACAGCGAAAAGCCTGTACGGACTTGACTTCAGGTATGTCCCGAAGAGTGATCTTGTCATCAACGATATCGAGATTGTCAGAAGGGATTTTAAGAAATTTCATCTGGATATGGATTCATGCAGGCGTCTTTTCGGGCATTTAAGCCGGTATCATGCAAGTGAATCTACCGGAAAGCCGTGTCACAGGAACAATTGTGTGATATGCAGCGGGGCAAGTCACGGAGCAGACAGTGTAAGAATGATGTCGATGGCCCGCCATCTTGGTCTTGTAGAACCGTATATCGTCAACAGGCCGAAAAGAAAAACAAAAATGGAATGGGATAATGAATACATCATCGTCTAGGCCGATAGATTACGCAAAGAAATTTTACGGTCCACGTTTTGATTCGATGGTTGCTGAATTTTTTGAACCGAACCGGTATGTCTATAGCGGCGATGATATTTTTGTTTTGGCATATCCGTATTCGATTGATATGTTATTTGAACAAAGTATAAATAAAACTCTTGACAAATTTGATGTATGGGTAATACATTACTTCGCAGGAAATATAAAACGAATATTCGCAATTGCGCCGTTTGATCTTCCTTTTGTTGCGTTTGAGAGACGGGGAGAGTGGAAAACGTACAGAATGGATGAATTGAAAAGGAGATTATACCATGGGATCAGCACTGTCACCGAAGAAAGCAACAAAAATATCATCGCCGGAACCGATATCTCCTGCACCGACAGAAACATCTGCGGATGTACAGCAGGCTCAAACCGCTGAAAAACGGCGGATTCTTTCAAGTAGCGGAAGGACGTCAACCCTTTTGACAAAAAAGGTAAACCCTGCAGACACAGCGACAAAAACCCTTCTTGGTGAATAATGGACGGCTCTAATTACTTCAAATTGTGGAAGTCAATGAATGACAATGCCTCGAACTGGGAAAAAATGTGGCAGGAATCTGCGGACTGGTGCCTTCCGCGCAAAGACAACATAACAAGTATTCGTGTACAGGGGATGGAAAAACCTGCACAGAGAATGATTGACACCTGTGTAGAAGCAAACTGGAATTTTGCATCAGGATTTTTCAGCTATATGTTCCCGTCTCAGACTGTATGGGCTAAAATAAAACATCCGGTTCCGTCAATGATGGACGATGAAGAGGTTGCGGATTACTACGAGAGGGTAAGCCGGTTGATTCACGGAGTGATTATTGAAAGCAATTTTGCACAGGAACAGCAGGAGGCGCTTCTTGATTTAGGATGTTTCGGTACAAACTGCATGTACGGGGAAGAAGATGACGACAGTATCGTACGGTTCAAAAGCTTTACTGTATCGGATTTCAGGATCATGCTGGATAACAAGGGGCGGGTTGATACGGTAGGACGTGAAATGAATCTAACAGCCCGACAGATGATACAGGAGTTCAGCAAAGAAGAACTTAAACAGGCGTCTCTTGATGAAATTATTGATATCATGAGATCTGGAAATGAAAAATATGACAGCAAATACGGAGTGATTCATATTGTACGCAAGCGCTCCGAATATGATCCAAGCAAGATAAATAAAGAAAACAAGCCGTTTGCGTCTGTTTATATAAGCAGCAAAACAAAACAGATTATTAAAGAGGGCGGATATGATTACATGCCCTATTTTGTCGGCAGATTTTCTATAGGAAACTGTGAAGATTACGGAAGAGGGCCTATGAGCATGTCCCTTTCGACTGCAAGGCGGACAAACTCAATTTATAAATCAATGCTTATCTCGGCAGAAAACCACGCAAATCCTCAATGGCTTATTCCTGATGATGACAGCGTAACATTCACAAGCAATCCGAACCGGGCCGGTGCAATTGTAAAATTCAGATCAAACAGTCCCCTTGGGAAGCCGGAACGACTTACTCCGAACGGAGACCCTGGAATTGCGCAAAGCATATTTGAACTGCATGAGGCGGCGATACGCAGAATATTCTTCAACCATTTATTCCGTCCACTTGACGAATACAGAAACATGACGGCATTCGAGGTGAATCAACGGATGTCAACCGATTTAATGGCGCTTGCCCCGTTTGTTAATCGTTATCAGGATGAGGTTATCAATAAGATTGTCTCCTTCGTATATTACGTTCTTGCAAAGCGCAACATGCTTCCCGAAATGCCGGACAAGCTTAAAGATTCTCCTGAATTTGAAATTGAATATGTAGGAAAGCTTTCACTGGCCACAAAGAATTTTGAAGTTTCAGGTGCGTTTCAGACTCTTCAGATGTTTACAGAACTTGCACAATATGTTCCGCAGATGGCTCAGCCGCTGGGAAATGTAGACGGAGACAAGCTGTTCCGTCAGTCATGGTTTGCAAACTCTGCAAGTATGAATGCTCTTAAATCTCCTGAAACTGTACAGAAAGAACGAGAGGCCGCTGCAGAGGCGCAGAAACAGCAGCAGCTTATGAACAACCTTCCTAACATCGGGGACGCCGTATTAAAGGGAGGCAAAGCTCCTGAAGAAGGAAGTCCTGTAGCAATGATCATGGGGCAGTAATGAATATAAACAAAAAACTTTTAGGTGCATATTCGTATGTATTTGATACTCCTGAGGGGGAAGCGGTCTTAAATGATCTCATGGAAGTTTGCGGATGGGAAGCGTTTACAGATACATCCGATCCGGTCAACATGGCGTATAAGAACGGCAAGCGGGATACATATCTGTATTTAATAACAATGATTAAAGGAACAAAGGAGAAATAAATATGGACACAGTAATCGACAATGCAGTCGCGGATGAAGTAACGAATACAGAAGACAACCAAAATCACGAACAGGTTAAATCTGTTATTGAGAATAAATCTACAGAAACGGATTTTACAAAACTGATTAATCCTGACGGATCATTTAAAGATGAGTTTTATTCTTCCCTGCCGGATGATCTCGGAAGCCACAGTTCGATTAAACAGATCAAAAATATTGTTGATCTGAACAAAAGCTATGTCAATACCAAGGGGCTTGTCGGGAAGAAGCTTGAAGAATTCTGGACATCTAAAGATGAATCGATTGCTGCAAAGCGCCGTGAAATCATGGGAATTCCGGGTAATGCTGAAGGATATGAGATTGACGTTCCCGAACTTCCTGAAAACGTTCCGTACAGCAAGGAAGCCCTGAATGAATTTAAGGAACTGGCCTCTAAGATATCCTTAAGCAAAGAGCAGGCAAAGGCTCTTGCCGAATGGGATACACAGCGGGCTATATCTGCGACAGAAGGAATATCAAAGCAGATTGAAAGCCAGATGCAGGAAGCTGAGTCCTCGCTTCGCAAAGATTGGGGAAACAAATACGAATATAACATAAGCAAGGTGAAACAGACAACGGATTATCTTGGAATTACAGATAAAATAAACGATCTGGGTCTTGGACGTGAGCCTGAATTTTTAAAAATGGTTATTGAAAAACTGGTGCCGGCTGTAAGCAATGACAAGCTTGTAGAGAACTCACAGAAAGAAACTCTTGCAACGGTTAGTGACTCCCTTGATGATATTGAAACTAAAATGATTAAGTGGGATGGAAGCACAAGAGACACTGAATATCAGTCGCTTGTAAAACAGCGGACGGAATTATTGAAAAAACTTTCTTGACAAAAACAATTTAGATTTCGTATACATAAATGCGGTGAACAGAAGATTACTCCATCAGGAGCCTTACTTAGACACCGAAGCCGGGAGGCTTAAAACCTAGGTAAGACCCGCAGGTGCGGACTATCAAGCCGAAAACGGCTTAACAGCCAGATGTTCGTATTGATAACTGAATGGAGAAAAAAATGTCACAAGACCTACTCTATACGTATGTAACAGGGTTTGACCGGTCGGTTCGCAAAACGGTAGAAGCAATCGGCGGAAAATTCCGCTCGAAAGTAGCACAGGCGACCGGCGATCTATATCGAAAAGAAGGGGTTTACCAGCGCATTAGCGGCGGCGGCCTTCCTTCCAGAAAAACTACAAGATTCAGCGACTCTCCTGTGAGTGAAGCAGATTACAGTCGCCGTCGTGTATCCCGTGCTGAGTTTGAAGACGGCCAGTTCATGGATTGGGCTGATGTCGTAAAAATCGGAACAGAGATCAAGACAGCAAAGCTTGGTATCATGATGGATAAATTCCGTCGTCAGGAAGATATCGTCATCACTCAGGCGATGCTGGGAACAGCGAAGGGCGGAGACAACGGGGAAACATCGATAGCATTTGATACCGACAACATTATTCCTGTTACGCTCGGCGCGGATTCAGGAAATACCGGCTTCACTTATGAGAAGCTTCTGGCTAATCTTGAAACCTTTGGTTCCAACAATGTTGATATTGAGCGTTACCGTCCCTGTATTGTTATTTCTTATAAACAGTGGAGAGACATGATGCGTCAGGATGAATTCATTAATCTTGATTACAGCTCGGCGCGTCCGATAGACGGCGGCGGAATGATGATTAAAAATTATATGGGATGCGATTTTGTTGTATCAAATATAATTCCTTACATGAATTCTGCCGGAACCGGATTCAATATTGCAAATACTGATATTGATTCAGAGACCGGTACGTGGATTGATACAGACAGCACCGGAATTCGTGCATGTTTCTCGTTTGTTCAGGATGCGGCCCTGTTCGAGGTAAACCCCGACATTACCACAAAAATAAGCGAACGCGCAGATAAAGGCTTTGACTGGTATGCTTTCGTGAAAATGTCCATAGGCGCAGTACGCATGGAAGAAGAAAAAGTTAATGTTATTCCTTGCGCAGAAGCTTAATTAATAATCAAACAGGAGAAAAAAATGGCAAATTCAAGTGTAGTAACAAGCCTTGCGGCAGGGAAAGTCCGTCCTTACGAATACCTCGGAACAGTAAAATACATTCCGGTTTTATTTGATACTGACGGGGTATACAGTGACGAAGCAATGGAGTTCAGCGAAGTGCTTCCCCCGAATACTTACGTTATCGGGGTTCACCTTACAAATACAGCTATTGTAAGCGGTGCTCTTAATATGGGGGTAACCGGTAATGTAGAATCATTGTTTTCCGGTGAGAGCTTAGCAACAGCAGGGTTTCCAAACTTTCAGGGAAAGCCTGTCGCCGCCGGAGGCAAAAAGATTGTAGGAAGTCTTACGGGCACGATGTCTTCTGACAAGATATCAGGATATATTCTTGTCGTTAATGACGCCTAAAAACTAAAAACGGGTGGGGGCGGCTTCGGCTGTCCCCCGTTTAATTAAGGAGCCGTGAATGTCCTATACGACGAAACAGATTTGCAATCTTGCTCTTTCCAAAGTCGGCGACAACGCGTCTCTGATCACATCATTAGATGACGGTTCTACTGAATCATTTCTATGTAAAGAATTTTACGAACCAACACTTAAAGAGCTGCTTGCTTCACATACATGGAACTTTGCAAAGTGCTACGCACAGCTTTCAGCATCTGTAACTGAACCGACTTTCGGATGGGATTTTTCATACCCGTTCCCCGGGGATTGCATACGTCCGATTGAATTACGGCACAACGGATCGTCAACAAGCCTCAGATACATGAATGAATGGAACGTTGTCGGAAGGACAATTTACAGCAATATAAGCGAAGCATATCTTATTTATATTAAATATATAATAGACCCTAATCTTTATCCACCGTTATTTATAAAGGCTTTTTATACATCACTCGCAGCTAAGCTGGCATTTTCTTTTACTGAAGACAAAAACCTTGTCGCATCGCTTGAGAACGAGGTTTCAGAAGTTATTCTTCCTGAAGCACGAAGGGTAAACGGATTTGAGGGATATAATATTCCGAGAATTGACAGTGATTGGCTGGAAGCAAATTATTCATCCGGGTCATTTGAAGATATGAACATGACCTTTTCACGTGAAAACTATGGAGAACTGCCGTGAATCTGAAAACATGGGCTGAAAATAATGGGCATACGCTGGAAGAGGCAAAAAAAATTACCGGCATGACTCACTGGAACCAGACAATGGCTGACAATGTGATTGAAAGCGATGATGTTGAGACGGAATCTAAACAGATAGAAGAAATTGTTGAGATAGAATCTAAAGAAGAAGCTGATCCGAAAGTAATTGACCTTTCCCTTCGGTGTCTTGGAGAAAAATCTCCCTATTGGCATCTTCGCAATCAGGTATAACAATGGCAAACAATCCTGTCATAAACAGCTTCAATGCGGGAGAACTAAGCCCGTATATGTATGCAAGAAACGACCTGAGTAAATATAACTCGGGTTGTATAGTAATGGAGAACTGGAGCGTTCTTCCATATGGAGGAGCTGTAAATCGTCCGTGTATAAAATTTGTTGCGGAAAGTAAGCTGAATGATAAAGTCAGGATTATAAGTTTTGAGTTCAGTTCTTCAGATGCGTATATTCTTGAGCTCGGGAATGAATATGTACGGTTTTATAAAAACAATGAACCGGTATTGGACGGGGCAACTCCATATGAGATTGTTTCGCCATGGTCTTCCGATGATTTATTCGGATTGAAATATATTCAAAGCGCAGATGTTGTGTGGCTTTGCCACTCAGATTATCCTGTATATAAGCTTTCAAGATACGGAGACACAAACTGGACGCTTGAAGAGATGACGCCTGACTATCCTGCACTGCTTGAAGAAAACATCACGGATATAACCCTTACTGTATCTGCTCTTACCGGAACAGGAATAACCATTACATCAAGTGAATCTTTATTTGATGCGAATCATGTGGGAAGCTATTGGGAAATCAAACACCCGAGAGATGACAATATATTAACAGTCATCAATAATATCGGTGCCGGTCCGGCCCATCCTTCCGGCACATCGAATACGATTTCCGGGAAGGGAACCTACAGCTTTATAACTACGGGAACGTGGAGTGCATCGGATGATGTGGCTGTATGGAGAAGCGAAGACGGCGGCGACTCGTGGTCTAAATGGCGTCAGTATAACATGGACAGCCGTAATGTGGACGTAACATGGGATGAATCGGACAGCAGTGTATTATATTGCGTAACAGCTACTGCCGCCACAGCAAAGATCAGGCTGTTTGTGCAGGATTATTATACAAAGGGACTTGTTAAAATAACAGGATATACAAGTGATACGGTTGTAACCGCCGACGTAATTAATGCGATCGGGTCAACAGATGCTACAAAGCTCTGGTCAGAGGGGGCATGGAACACCTACCGTGGATATCCGAAATGCTGCGCTCTGTGGGAATCCCGTCTTATTTTCGCCGGAACAAATTATAATGCAAATACGCTATGGCTGTCTCGCATAGATGATTTTGAAAACTTTGAGCTTGGTACGCTTGATGATGATGCAATGAAAATAACCATAAGAAGCGGACCGTTTGATGATATTGTCTGGATGGTTCCGCAGAAAATGCTGGTTATAGGAACAGTCGGAAGCGAATGGACCCTCGGAGCTCAGAGTAATGAAAATCCCGTAACTCCTTCAGAGTTCAGTTTGAAACGCAAAACAACCTATGGAAGTAATAACATTCAGGCCGTACTGATAAACTCGGCAGTGCTGTTCGTCATGCGTCAGGGAAGAAAACTGAGGGAATTCACTTATCGATATGATATAGATGATTGGGTTGCACCGGACCTTACCATTCTGGCAGAGCATATAACCAAAGGAGGCGTTGTTGATATTGCCTATCAGCAACAGCCTGACAATATCCTGCACATGATTCGAGCAGACGGCACTCTTGTCCCGATGGTTTATGAACGGGATCAGGATGTTACGGCTCTTAGCCGCTGGACGCTTAACGGAGGTTCTTTTGAGAGTGTTGTGTCAATTGCACGCGACAATGATGAAGATCAAATCTGGGTAAGCTGTTCCCTTGAGATAGACGGAAGTACAAAACGATATATAGGATACTTTGATAACCGTGAGTGGGGAGACAATATAGCCACTGAAGCGACGGGGTCGGATTTTTATACCGTTGTTAATAATCCTGCATCAACAACCATAAGCGGATTGGATTATCTTGAGGGGCGAACGGTTGACATTCTTCGTGACGGAATGGTTGACCCGCAGCAGACTGTAACGGGCGGGGAGATAACGCTTATAAAAGAAGGGGCATCGCGGGTTGTTATAGGAATTCCCAAAACCTGCATAATGGCCCCTATGTACATCGAGCCTGCCGCGCAGTATCAACAGCCGATGGGAAAGAAAAAAGGCGTCTACCGGGCTGTTATACGCTTTAAAGACACTATCCACGCCAAGGTTGGTCAGGACCTTGACCACCTGAGTACAATTACATTCAGAACAACAGAGGATATTCTGGATACACAGGTTCCTCTTTACAGCGGAGAAAAGAAAATTTCCTTTGCAAATGATTACCGCTACCTGCATACATGTTATATTGTTCAGGACAAGCCGCTTCCTATTCAGGTTATTGCGATGATCCCGGATGTGGAGATATTTAAATGATACGCAGGATTACAGAAAAAGACTTTGACAGGGTTCTCGGATGGTTTTCTGCTCGCGGAATTGAGAAAAGCCTTAAAGGTATACTGCCAAAAGACTTCGGATATATTGTAAACGAATCCTGTGCATTTTTTCTTTATACGGCATCCAATGCGCCGGTATGTTTTTTTGAATGGGTGATCAGTGACCCGGAACAGTCGCCGGTTGAGAGCGTTAAAAACCTGAAAGAGCTTGCAGGACACATAGAAGATATGGCACAGAATATGAAGGAAGAAGGAATAGTATCCTTTTTGATTCTCTCAAATGAGAAGCTGTGCAGGCTTTTCAATGGATTTTGTACCGGTTGCAACGGAGAAACAACAATGGTTTACGAAGGGGGAAAATAATGGGAACGGGAGCGGCAATAGCTGCGGCAACGCTTTCAGCAATAGGGACGGGAGTCAGCGCCTATAGTTCCTATCAGTCCGGGCAGGCTCAGCAGGCAGCGGCAAAGTATAACGCGAAGTTGGCTGAAAATGAAGCGCTTGCGGCAGAACAGGCTACCCGGGCCGAGACGCAGAGAATGCGCACACAGGCGAAACGAACATCTGCTTCCCAGCGTGCATCCTATGCAAAATCAGGCGCTGTGATCAGTGAGGGAACCCCTCTTATTACAATGGCAGAGCAGGCAGGGGAAATGGAACTTGATATTTTAAATACACAGAGAACCGGATATAACAGCGCTCAGGCAAGCAGAAATCAGGCCAAGTTGTACAAGTATACCGGAAAGCAGGCTGTATCTGCCGGTACAATAGGAGCCGGGGCGTCCCTGCTCACCGGATCAGCGAACACAATAAGTCAATATAATATGCTACAGGATAAATAATGCCTAAAATACCTTTATATCAACGTCAGGTCAGGGCAACGGGTCAGTCCCAGCCGAGAATGAGTCCGCAGGCGGCCTCTGCTCCGTGGCAGGCGGCTGGTCAGGCTGGACAGGCAATAAGTCAGGTTGGAGGAGTACTTGCTGATTATCAGAAAAAAAAGCAGGCTCAGGAAAATTCGTTACTTGAAAGTAAATATAAAAGATCGCTTTCTGTTGAAGATCATGCTGTTGAGCTTTTCAAATCCGAGCAGATAAAATCCGGTTCAATTGCAACTCCTGAACAAATATCAGATCTGAGGAAAAAGTATTTAGAGGAGCGCGCGGGATATATATCAGAAATGTCTGGTAAATATAAACAAAGATATCAAAGTGATTACGTGTTTGATTCGCAAGAAAGAGCGACTACAGATAAAATTTATTTCAATACACAGACAATTAAAAAGAATACAGAAGAATTTAAGTTAAATGTTTCCACAGAGTATCGACTCGGAAATTTTGACAAAGCAAAAGAAATGATAGGTGAGGCTGAGTGGCTTGGTAAAGCCGGTCAGATAAAGATGATGGCAGATGTAGAAGAAGAATACAGAATCAGTCTTTATAATTATGCAATACAGCAACCAAAGTCTATTGTAGCACAGGTTCAGTCTGGAGATATTTCTCCACAGGATGGGCTTGATCTTATTTCAGAACATAAAAAAACAATTGAATCTTACGATTTGGGACAGGGTCAGAGAGGAAATGCAAACAGTGCTATTTCATCTGCTGAAAAAGCAATAGATGTAGCTCAAAAGAAACTCTATGACTCAACAGAAAAAGAGTTTAAAGAAAAATTATATATTGGAGAAATGGTAACAAGAGATGATATTCAGGCGGCAGTTGACAATGGATTACTGGACGAAAGAGGAGCATCTCGTATAGAGATTAAACGCTGGAAGATGGAATCAGGTGCACCAACAAGTGAAAATAATGCAGCGTTCGGGAAAGTTATGTCCGATATTAACAATGGACAAATCAATTCGTTTGAGAAACTTGAAGACCGTTATTCGTTTATTACATATGGTCAGTACAAACAGGCGGAAGCTGCTCTTGCTGACAGATTGGCTACATCTGTTAGACAACAAAAGGTTAGATCTTGGATGCGTGATGTATCTGATGATTCCTCAACAGCATCTACATTATTTGAGGTCAAAAAAGAGATATCAAATCTTGATGTTCAGATGGAGACGAAAGAAGCTTTAATGGTAATCATGGAAAATGAATTTCGTTTAAAGAATAAAAACCCCGAACTTTCCAAGGCATATATAACATCTGTGTCTAACATTATGGAATTAGAAAGATACCTGGATATACCATCGGGAATAATCGCATCACGTGAAATGATTTATGAGGATATGTCGCTTGAAGATCTACAGAAAGTTGAAGCTAATCTTAAAAAGTCCTTTGATAATCAGGTCGCAGACAAATTAAAAGAAGACATGAAGAGATTTAGTTTTTCAAAAACTGACAATCAATCTGACATTGATATTGATGATATTTTAGATCAGATTGGATTAGGGGATGAATAATGCCGACAAAACTTGAGTTTGCACAATTGCTTAAAGACCGTGGTGCTAATAGAGAACAGGCAAGAGATGCTTTTCGTTTGTATGAAGAGCGAGGTGGTATTTGGGACAAATCTGAACCATATACTGTTATACAACAAGATGTGCGTAACATTGATGCCCCGGTTGAAAAAACAGATGCCGAGAAGGCTAAGACATTTGCATATCTGGAATCAGCTGGATATGGTCTTCCCCGCCCGGCTGTAGAAAAGATGGTTGAGCAGATTGCCGGACAAAATAACTATTCAGGATTTAACCGGCGTATAGCGCAACAGTTAAGCGTCGAGCAAACCGGTCCGGTCCGCAATAGCGCAAAGACTCGCAAACACAACGTCAATCAGTTGATTTATGAAGAAAAACATAAGTCTCCGTTACCTTCTGGAGAGTTTAATGGGGAATCTGTTTCTGCGAAAGACAGGCAATTGATGCTTGAGCAGTCTATGCTTGGTCCTGAGCTTCTGGTTGGCGGGCCGATGAAGGGGTTTATTAGCGGAGTGACCAGTGTTAAAGAATCACCGGCAGTCATAATGAGAACGCTTGGCGGTGGTTTTCTTATGTTTGGAAATTTAACAAATATTAATAATTTTACTCTTGAGGGACGAAGAATGGTCCGTATTGGTGATGAGCTTTCAAAAGCACCGGATGCCATGTTAAGACCAATGATTGAAGCAATCAGTAATGGCAACTCAACAACAATTGACGAATTTGTTAATGGTATTTTCCCGACATCACAGACAGTCTCTCAGAACAAAAAACTCAAATTTTTTGGAGGTCTTACAGAAATGGCCGGTCAGATATATGGGTATTCAAGACTTGGCGCACTGGCTCCGGCGGGGATATACTCTGATGTAAACAAGGGCGTATATAGTACGCTAACGGAATATATGGATGAGGATAAGGCGGCTGTCATTGCAATTCCGATAACGCTTACAGCCGGATTCCTGCAAACAAAGGCGATTGAGACCACATTCGCATCAAGTCCTGTTGCGAATACCGGTGCTAAGTCAATGATTGTCAAATCACTTAAAAGAATTGCTGACAGGGGTGTTCCTGCTTTGTACGAAGGTGTTGGTGAAACTTTTGAAGAGGGTGCTCCAATCTATGCCGGTGGAGGATTTGATGCATTAAAGAAAAATGCGTCTAATCTTATTAATGTTTTTGCTACATCATTCTTAGTTACGTTTGCGCTTAAAACCGGAGTAGACATTAAATCGTATGGAGCAAAAGCCGAGATTTCAAAGACGTTAAAGGCTGAAGGATACAGCGACGAGACATCAAAAACAATAGCAGATATTCTTGTTAGCAATAATACTGAATCTGAAAAAGATGCAAAAATCCAGAAACATCTTGAATTACAGAAAAGCAGAAGAGACCTTGTTCTGGCTATTAATGGATATGCAGAGACATTTAATCAGGCATCTAAAGAAATAGATACGGAAGAAACCATTGAGGGATTGGACGGGAAACCTATAACCGACGTTGATCTGGAAATTCTACGCAATCAACCCGAGCTTATGGAAGACCTTGATGAATCAGAAGAGGCATCAATTCTTCGGAAAGCAGTTTATGATAATGATCAAGGGGCATTATCGGAATATAACCGAAGACTGGTTGGTGTAGAGGAACAGTCAGATCAAGACACACTGGTTTCCGAAGATAATGACGGCGTAGAGACTCCTGTAGATATAGCTGAGAAATCAGTAGAAAAAACCCTGTTAGACCTTGAGCGTGAAATGGCTTCTGATAAGACAGAAGAAGAAGATTATAGTGACTACTCTATTCCGCAAGAGGGCGAGACAGATGATAATGGAGTACCTCGTCTTATCGGCATGAGTCGCAGATTTAATCAGCAGTGGAATGATGCGCTCGAATTAGGTTGTGTGCCCAATACTCAACGTGTCGAGTGGGCAACAACACTGAATAATGCTTATAAGATGGGATTGCACAAACATTCTCAAGAGTTGATAAATAATGTTCGAAATGGCGGACAACTTAACAGCGACGAAATTGCTGGACTTTTAATTGCTAAAGCTGACATAGCTAACAAGATTGAGGCTAATGCCATAGAGATTCGTAAAGCAGATGAAGCAGGAGATGCTGATAGGGCTACAGAGCTTCGTTTGATGCAGGGGCAGATGATTAACAACACCATTCAGTTAGCTAAAGCTGCAAGTCGTGCTGGAACAGAGAACGCCCGTGCGTTGGCGGCAATGGCTATGGTAATGGACAGAAAGAGTTTTACGCTTGAAAACATCATGGCATTGGCTACGCAGATGAAAGGCGGAGAACTTGATGCTGATACGGCGCAGGAACTAACAGATCTTCACGAAGACCTACAGGCAGTTGAGCAAGAACTTGATGTTACAGAAGAGGGGGAGCCTGACGATCAGCGCGAGTTCATTTTAGATCAGTTGCGCCGTGTGCATCGCAGGATCAAGAGTCAAAACCGGAAGAAAGACGATAAGAACGCAGACATTAAGTTCCTGCTCAAACGTCAGGATAAGGTCATTAATTTAATTAATGAACTTGAAGGGCGCAATCCGACCAAGGCTGAAAAGAAGACGCTTGAGCATCCTGATTCTGAGGGGTACTTAGAGATGATTCAGGAGCTTGAGAAAAAACTTAAACTCAGGAAAGATAGAGAAAAGGCTTTTGATAGGAATGTCAAACTCATTGACAAACGTGATGCTGTTCTTGCCGAAATCGAGAATCTGCACCGTGATATTAAAGAAAAGGCTGATCAACTAGAGAAGAGTAAGCTCCGGGAAGATACAGAAAAATATAAACAGGCTCGCCGTGACCAAGATACAATAGCATCGCTTTTAGCAGAGCTTCGCGGTGATGTTGATACGAAAATGTCTGTAACAAAAGAGGATGTCTATGGATATCAGCAGACAATTCAGGAGCTTCGTAAAAATATATCTGACAAACGAATGGCAGAACGGTTGCAGAAAGAGATTGACGCGCTTGATTCAGCTGTTGAGGAAGGTGATGTTGATTATAATGAGTTTGTTGACAAAGAAAAAACTCGTGTTGATGAAAAAGTTATAGAGCTTCGGAAGCGAAAAGAAGAACTTCGCAAACGGCTTGAATCAATACGTCGTGACCGTGATAAATTAGATCGTCAAAGAGCAGAAGCACTCGAAATAATTGAAGAAGTGCAAACGGCATCACGTAGAGTAAAAGAGAATAAAGCCAATGGCGAAGATGTAAATGCAGACCTGAAGTTGATTCGCAGCCGTCAGGACAAGATTTTCTCCATGATTGACGAGATCAATCGCGGCAAGCCTCAGAAAGAGAAGATCAAAAAAGTTCGCAAGCCTGATTCTGAGGGCTATTTAGATATGATTGAAGCTCTTGAGTCTGAGTTGAAACAGAAGCGTCAGATTCGCGGGTTAGAGGCTGATATCAAGCGGATGGAATACGCGCTTGATTCAGCTGATTTATCTGAATTTAAGAAGCAACCGAAGAAATTCAAAGATGAGCCAAAAGAAATTCGTGATCTAAGAGCAAGAAAACTTGCACTTCAGCAGGAAATAAATCGGCGCATACAGAATGAGGCCCCGAATACGAAAGGAAAGGTTATTGCACATGGTTATGATATGTTTCGAACGGCTAAACTTACGTTCGACTTCGGCCATATATTCCGACAGGGCGGAGTAAATATGACGGACATCAGATTATGGCTGGATGGTTCTAATCTGAAGATGATTGGTCAGACATTTACCTCGATGGAAAGCA